GAAAAAAAGTTTCAATGTGAGAAATTCGTGACGTATGCCAGCTAAAAAACCCCCATCATTGGTAGTTCGTGATGAAACCAAGGCCGATCGCCAGGCGCGCGCGGACGCGGAGTCGTCCATGACGCCACAGACTGAGCTCTCGCGTAAGCCGCCCGCCACCCTGCACGGACATAAGACCGCCACCGCCACTTGGAAGCGCGTGGTGTCGTTGTATTACGAGGTCAAGGGACAGATCGTCACCGCGTTCGACGAAGATATTTTGGTCAAATACTGCCTGCTCGAGGAAGAGCTGCTGGACCTGGCCAAACGCAGAAAAGAATTGCTGGATGCCTTCGACCAGGCCAAGGCCGCAGCCAAACGGATCAAGCCCAGTCCTGACAATCTCAAAGAGTACGTGGCCATGTGGAACACGGTCAACGGATTGTCGGCCCGCGCCCAGGGACTGGACGCCCGCCTAGATGGTAAGCGCAAGCTCCTGCACACGCTCAGCCAGAGTCTCTACCTCACCCCGCGCTCACGGGCTGGTGTAGCTCCCCCGACCAAGGCACCCGAAGAAACCCCCGACCCGATGGAAGATCTGCTCTAACATGTTTGACGAAGCTCGCGCGCAGCGTGCGCTCAAAATGCTCTCGCTGCTCAAACACACTGGCGATTATCACGGCATTCCGTTCAACCCGTTGCCGTGGCAACAGCGCATTGTCTTGGACGTGTTCGGCACGCTCAACGAGCGCGGACTGCGCCAGTATCGTACCGTCTACCTCGAGACGCCCAAAAAGAATGGCAAGTCGGAATTGATCGGTGGCATCAACAACCTGCACCTGTTCGACAAGCTCGAGCCCAACGGCGAGATTTATTCATGCGCAGGCGATCGGGAGCAGGCCTCGATTATTTATCACACCACGGTCGAAATGATCGAGCAGAATAAATCCCTGCTCAAGCGGGTCAAGATCAACGACAGTTACAAACAGATCACCAACTTGGAGACCGGCACCGTCTATAAGGCCATCAGCAGTGAGTCGTTTACCAAGCACGGCATCCGGCCCAGCATCGTATTGTTCGACGAGCTGCACGCGCAACCCAACCGCGAACTGTGGGACGTGATGACCAAGGGCGCATTCCTGGCCCGCCGTCAGCCGTTGCTGTGGGTCATCACCACCGCAGGCAAGGACCCCGACCGCGTGACCATCGGCTGGGAGATCCACGAAAAAGCACAGACCATTCTTGAAGCGCGTGAGACCGGTGACCTGACCAAAGATTCCCCGACTTGGTACCCGGTGATTTATTCCTACAACGGTGAGGACATCTACAACCCTGAGAACTGGTACAAGGCCAACCCGTCGCTGGGTGAGCATCTGCGCGTGGAAGATCTGCAAGTGCTGGCCGATGAAGCCAAGCTCTCCCCCTCTGATGAGCTGACCTTCCGCTGGCTGCATCTCAACCAATGGATCACCACCAAGCTGGCTGGCTGGCTGCCGATCGATCTGTTTGACAGCACCAACGCCGCCGACTGGACCCGCGAAGACTTGTTGGGTAAGACCTGTTTCATGGGTATGGACCTTTCCACCACCACCGACCTCTCGGCCATTTGCCTGGTGTTCCCGCCGCAGGATGGGTTCGATGAGTGGCGCGTGATCTGGGATTGCTGGATTCCCGAATCCAACATGCAGGACCGCATCCGGCAGGACCACGTGCCCTACGACAAGTGGGCCGCCGCCGGTTGGATCTACCCGACCGCAGGCGATATGATCGACTACAACCTTATCGAAGAGCGCATCCAGGAATGCCGCAAATTGTACGACGTGCGCGAGCTGGATGCCGACCGCTCGTTTGCCGCCATGCTGCTGCAGCGCCTGGAGTTGGATGGCATGGACGTTGTGGACATCCCGCAAAACTACACGTCACTGACCGACCCCATGAACACCATCGAAGTGTTGATGCGCTCGGGTAATCTTCAGCACGAAGCCAACCCGGTTGCGCGTTGGTGTTTCGGCAATACCAGCATCGCCAAGAACGGCAACGCCCAGATCAAATATGTCAAAGAGCGCAAGGGCCGCGGCGTGGACCGCACCAAGCGTATCGATCTTATCGCCGCTTTCGTGATCGCAATGGCCCGCGCGCGCTTCCACGATGTGGACAACCTGTCGGCTATCCTATCCGATGACTACGGCATGTAGACTGCCTCTTGACGAAATACAAATAATATTTAAACTTAGTTCATAACCTATCGCAGCCCGGGCCTTGTGCCGGGGCATTGTCGGACCCGATGCGCCCCGACGACTCTTTGCAGTCGTCGGGGCTTTTTGTTTGCAATTTACCAATTGATGAGCACACCAAATTATTCCGACATCGTGGCGCTGGTGGATGTACTGGCATCGAAGCGCGATCCCTACAACCATCATGCGCCCCGCGTGGCGGTGTTGGCTGTGCAAATGGCGAGATTGCTCGACCTGCCTGCGCATGAATTGGCGATGGTGGAGGTCGGCGCGCAGCTGCACGATATTGGCAAACTGGTGCAAAAAAGCGACCTGATCAACCAGCCGCGCAAGCTCACCCCCGCCGAAATGGACACAGTACGTCTGCACCCCCGGCAGGGTTGGGAGATCGTCAACGCCCTCAATTATGACCAGCTGGTGCAGGACATTGTGCTGCACCATCACGAGAACTGGGATGGCACCGGGTATCCCGATAAGTTGCGCGGCGAAGGCATCAGCCTCCATGCCCGCCTGGTGCATGTGGCCGATGTATACGACGCCATGAGCGCCCCGCGGCCGTACCGCAAAGCGCTGCCTTATGGCAACGTGCGCGCGCAAATGGAATTGCAAGCCGGGTCCATGTTCGATACCCGGTTGATTGATCTGTTCTTCAGGAGAGTCGTGCGTGAGTGAGAACGTTCTGATCGAAGTCGCCAAACAGGTACCGTGGGCAGTGATCGTTTTTGCTGTCATCTTCGTGTTCCTGAAATACATGCGCGAATCAGAGACCGCTCGTCTGGCTCACGAAAAAGAACTGGAAGCGCAACGCATTGCTGCTGCCAAGGAGCGCGCCACAGCCGAACGCGAACACCAGGCCAGTGTCAACAATCTCTGGGCGCAGAATGTCAAGTCCATGACCGAACAGTTGGTGCAAACCTCCAAGCAAATTGCCGATGCCCTGAGCGAACACGAACGCGCATCGCAGGAACGCTACAACAAAATGAACATCACGCAAGACCTGTTGGATACCGCCAAGGAAGAGCTGAGGCGCACCAAATGACCGAGTACTGGATGATCCAGCCCGCGCCATTACGCGCGTCTCCAGCCACCGGCCAAAAGCTGCTTGACCTGCCGTTTGGCGCCCGCCTGGAAGCCACCGCCACCGAGCCGCGCCTGGTCAAACGTGACCGCCTTGAAACCTACTGGCGTGAAGTCATCTATCAACGCGGCGGCCGCGCTTACACCGGCTGGGTCTATGCCGGATATCTCGAGCGCCTGGTCAACGTCTACCCGCCCAATGTGGTCTCGATCCCCTTCCCCACTCCCGATGAGGCCGATGCCGCGCAGTACATGATCTGGCGCGGGCACGTGCAATACAACCTGTGCGGTGAGCTGTGCGTTTGCTACATCACGGGCGATACGCTCGATGCCATGCTCACCCAATGGCAGGCCAAAGAAATCAGCGTGTTCAAGCAGGTCTTTGGCCAGGGTCAGGCCCGCGGCACCAATGTGGCGGAGCTGGAGTCGATGCTCTCGGTCTACCAACGGGATAGTGTGCGCCTGGAGCGCGGCCTGCATGACGCGGTATTGGGTCGTGCCCTGGTCAGCCCGCGCCGCATGGCCGACCAGTTGGCCAACTATGCAGCCATCATCAGCGTGCGCATCCACGCGCAGACCGGCAACTTGCAACCCACCGGCATCCTGCACTGGGTGGTGCTCACCAACATCTACCCTGATGGCGTCAATCGTGGCCTGGTCGAAGTGTACAACCCGTTCCCCAACCAGGTCCAGCGCTATTCATGGACCGAGTTTATCGTCGCAATGGGCACGCCTTATGGCTTGTGGGTGGCGAAGTGAAACACCTGCTGCCCGTGCTCGATGATGTTTGTCTGTTGGCTGGCTGTGCCTGTATCGTCATTGGCGTGGCCATGCTCTCTGTGCCTGCCGCCTGGATCGTGGGCGGCGTTGAGTTGATCGCATTCGGATTGTTGATCGGAAGGAAGATGGCGCATGCCGCTGTTGCAAAGCCTGTTCAGTAACGCGCAGCCGGTGGTGGATACCGCCGCCTCCCCGCGTCCCGATTACCCGTCCCCCTACGGCGTCAAAACGCAGTCGGGCGAAAAGGTCTCGGTATATAGCGCCATGTCGATCGCCACGTTTTACCGCGGTTTGAACATCATCACCGACGACATTGCCAAGATGCCTTTCCAGCAATTCTCGCGGCAGGATAACAAGGTTGAGCATGTCGAGCCCGATGGCCTGGCCCGCAACATGGCCTATCTCCTGCAGGTCTCTCCCAACCTGTGGGGCTGGACGCCGTTTCAATTCAAGAAAGCGGTCGCCACTTGGGTGCTCACCCACGGCAATGGCTTTGTTTGGCGACCGCCGCTCATCACTCCCCAGTTGCTGATTCTGCCTGCGAATCGCACCGTGCCTGTCTTCGAGAAAAATACCGGCGACCTGTGGTACCAGCACACGTTCAGCAACGGCGAAAAGCGCTACATCCCCGCCGTGGAAATTCTGCACCTGTTGATCAACCCCGACGAGAGTGGCGTGATGGGGCGCGGCGTCATCCAGTTTGCGCGCGAAAGCATCGGCCGCCAGCTGGGCGCGCACAAGGTCCAGAGCCGCATGTATTCATCCGGCCTGACCGCTGCGGCCTATGTGCAGGTCGATGCGCATTTGGACCAGGATGGCCGCAACAAGATCAAAGCATCTTACAGCGAAGCCATCAGCGGCGCCGATAACGCCTACAGCCTGGCGGTCTTCGACAAAAAGATCACCAAGTTCGAGCCCATCCAGATCAGCGCCAAGGATGCCGAGTTCCTGGGCCAGATCGACGCCACCGACCGCGACATCTGCAACTTCCTGGGCCTCTCTGAGCACATGCTCAACCGCGGCAAAGAAGCCTACAACTCCAACGAGCAAAAATACACCGAGTATCTGCAAGGCACGCTCGATGCCTATTTGGTGCCGTGGGAGGAAGGCGCCCGCATCAAATGGCTCTCCCAGTCCGAACATGGCACCGGCTATTTCAAGTTCAACCGCGCAAGCCTGCTGCGCATGGATGCCAAGGCCCGCGCCGAAACCAACTCGATCAAGATCCAATCCGGGCAGATGAACCCGAACGAAGCGCGCGCGCTCGAAGAGCAATCGCCCTATGCGGGCGGCGAACGCTACTGGATGATGTCCAATCTGCAACCCGTGGAAGGAGTCCCCGCCAATGCCCAATAATCCCATCCGCTGTTTCGATGGCAACGCCCAGCCCCACGAACCATTCTGGCGTTGGGTCAATGTGGATAGCCCCCAGCCCGAGCTGGAGATCGATGGCGTCATCAGCCAGTATTCCTGGTTCGAAGATGACATCACGCCCAAGCTCTTCAAAGACCAGCTGTATGCCAACGGCCGCGGCGGCCCGGTGCTCATGCGCCTCAACTCACCGGGCGGGGATGTCATCGCCGCCGCCAAGATGCGCGCCATCATGACCGAGTACCCCGGCGATATCACCGTGCGCGTCGAAAGCATGGCCGCCTCAGCGGCGGTCATTGTGGCCATCTCGGCCAAAAAAGTACAGGTGGCCGATGCCGCCTACATGATGATCCATGACCCGTCCGTGGTGGTCTTCCTGGCGCAGCTCGATATCGAGACGCTGGGCAAACTACGCGACGACCTCAAGTCCATCAAGGACGGCATCATCCCCGCCTATGCCGCCAAGACCGGCCTGGGCGAAGAGCGCATTTCACGCATGATGACCAACGAGACCTGGATGTCGGCCAAAGAGGCCGTGTCGTATGGTTTCGCCGATGAGATCTGGACCGGTGGCCAGCAGGCGCCCCGCTCCCCCATCACTAATCTGGCCTATGTCAATGTCCTGCAATCCTACGGAAACGTCCCGCCCGCGCTGTTGAACCTGACGAGCCAGGCGTCAACAGCCGCGGCGGATGATGTCGAGCGCGAACGCAATATGCAGCGCTTGCGCGACAAAGTCACCCAACTCAAAAAGGAGATGAACAACAATGGCTGACCTCAAACCCCATTATGACCGTCTCATTGCCGCGCAAGCCAACGTGCAATCGATCATGAACCAGATCGATGCGGCAATGCAGAAGGCCACCCCCGAAGGGGAAGCGGAAGCACTGGCCCTGGCGCCCCAGCTCGATGGCGCTTTGGAACAGCGTGATCAGGCGCAGAAGTTTTACGATGCCCTGCAAAAGGCTTCCACCGGCCCCAACGTGCAGGCGCAGTTCGTGCCTGTGTCCGAACCCCAACCCGGCGATGAACCTGAAGAGCGCAAGACGCTCACACTCGCCGAGTACAACAACCTGTCGCCCAAGGAACGCCTGGCGTTCGCCAAACGTGACGGGCAGATCTCAGAATAAGGAGTCTCACTCATGAGTGCAAACACCCTCACCGGTCTCGTATTGGATGCGCAGGTTGCTGCTGATCGCGTGTTGCGCGAACAGACTGGCTTCATCGGCGCTGTGTATCTGGACCCGTCTGCCGAACAGGTGGCCAAGGATCAGAACATCACCTACCCGATTGTGCCCACCGCCGCCGCTTCGGACATCACCCCTGCCGCCACCCCCACCGAGCCGTCCGGCCAGACCATCGGCTACGGTCAGATGACCATCAGCAAATCCCGCAAAGTTCAGTTTGTCTGGCGCGGTGAAGAGCAGAAGTCCATCAGTCGCATTTACGGCAACATCCGGCAGGACCAGCTCGCACAGGCCATGCGCACGCTGGTCAACGAGATGGAATCGGATCTGTTCCTGGCCGCCAAAAAGGGCGCTTCCCGCGCTTATGGCACCGCTGGCACCACGCCTTTTGGCACCGCTGGCAATCTCGACGATGTGGCGCAGATCGGCAAGATCTTGCGCGATAACGGCGCCTGGACATCCGATATGCACTTGGTGCTCAACACCACCACCGGCGCCAAGATCCGCGGCACGCAATCCAGTCTCTTCAAGGTCAACGAAGCGGGTGGAGCTGAGCTTCTGCGCAATGCCGAGTTGGGCCGTCTCGAAGGCTTCAACCTGCATGAATCCGTGCAGATTGTCAGCCACACCAAGGGCACCGGGTCGGCGTATCAGCTCAACGGCGCGCATGCGCTCAACGCCACCACCCTGGCCGTGGATACAGGTTCCGGCACCATCGTCGCCGGTGACGTGCTCACCATCGCCAATGGCACCCCGGCCGACTCGAACAAGTATGTGGTCGGCACCGATCTCACTGGCGGCAACGTGGTCATCAACAAGGCGGGCTTGCTCAGCTCGCACGTCGATAACGACGCGGTCACCATCGGCAACAACTACACCGGCAACTTTGCCTTTGAACGCAATGCCCTGCATTTGCTGGCCCGCCTGCCGCAGCTCCCCGAAGAGGGCTCGTTGGGTGAACACACCGTGGTCACCGACCCGTTCAGCGGCATTTCGTTCCTGCTTTCGATCTATCCGGGTTACCACCTGGTCATGGTCGAAGTGGCCGCCGCGTGGGGCGTCAAGGCTGTCAAGAGCGAAGCCATCGCCACGCTGTTGGGCTAGGAGTAAGCCATGTCTGACGGGTTCGTGAAAATGTCCAAAGGCGACGAGACCATCGAAGTCCACCCCTCCGTTGTGGCTGACCATGAGTCACTGGGTTGGACCGTGGTGGCCGCCGAGCCTGTTGCCGCAGAAACGGCCGCCGACGAAGCGCCCGCCAAAAAGAAAAAATAACCAAGCCCGGGGCGGCGCGAGTCGCCCCGGCTGAAACCTGACCCATGCCTAACCTGCTCACCCCCACCGAAGCCGCGCAATTCCTGCGCACCGACGAGACCGACGCGCTCATGCTGCAGATGCTCCCGTTGGTGGATAGCTACGTGCAGAATGCCACCGGCCGCGATTGGACCGCCGATACGGAGGTGCATCCCAGCGCCCGTTCGGCAGCCCTGGTGCTGGCGTTGGCCTGGTACGACAACCCGGTCAGCATGGGGCAGGGCGTGGATGCCGTCACACCGTTGCTGGTGCAGCTCGAAGCCGAAGCGCTCAAGTATCGCAAGTACACCTTTTACGGGCTGGCAGGCGCCGGGTCGGTGGCGATCGCGGGCGCTGTCAAAGGCGACCAGGTCAAAAAGTTGGTGGCGGTCTATGGCTTGTCCGGTGACCAATCTGCCAAGTTCGAAGCCACGGTCTCGGCCGATGGTGCCTTGGCGCAAACCGATAACGGCGACCTGTCCAACTGCCTGTTCGTGGTGATCCTGAAATCCCCAGCCGATGAGGTGCTTGCCTGATGGCCGACTACAACGTCAACCCCGGCGATATCCGCACCCCGATCACCCTGCAAAGCCCCAGCCAGACCACCGATGCGGGCGGCGCGCAGGTGCAGACCTATGCCAATGTGGCCGAGCGCCCCTACATGCTGGCGCGTTGGGTCAATGCCCACGGGCAGGAAGCTGTCAGCAGCGATGCCATGAAATCCACCCAGCGGGCCACGGTCACCATCCGCTACCGCGCCGACGTGCAGACCACCTGGCGCATTTTGAAGGACGGCGTGGTCTGGCAGATTGTCTCGATCGACCAGGTGCAGAACAAACGCCGCTGGACCGAAATGATCGTCGAGCGCGTAAAGGGCACAGTATGACCACCAAGGCCACCTTCTCCCTCAAGGGCATAGACACCTGGCTGGAGGAAGTAGCCCGCATCGAGGCCAATATCGACCAGGTCGCCCCTGAAGTGTTGGTCTCCGCTGGCACTCAGGTGCAGCGCACCATGCAGGCCCTGGTGCCGGTGGACACTGGCAACCTGCAGAACCACATTGTTGTGGACGGTCCGCACCAGGATGGCAATTTCCATTATGTGGAGATCGGTGTCATCGGCGCCGACGCCAACACCGCCACGTATGGCAATGTCATCGAGTATGGCTCCACCCGGCAGGCTGCCCAGCCCTATATCCGCCCTGGATTGGCGCGCAACCGCGGCGTCATCAAAACTGCCCTGCTTGAGTTCTTTGCGCGGTTTGGGATCAGTGCCTCATGACGACCATTTTCGAACGGGTCAACACTGCCCTTGGCGCACTCTCGCCAGCCGTTCCGTTTGGCATGAAGCCCTATAAAGACCTGGGCGCCGCGCTGCCGGATACGTTCATCGATTACCAACTGGTCAGCGGCTTCCCGGAGCAACATGCCGACAATGCCGAAACCGAGCGCAGCTACACCGTGCAGGTCACGATCTGGAACACGGGCGGGCTGGTGGTGCTGCCAGATGTCAACGGCGCCATGCTCGCTCAGGGATTCCAGAGATCCGCCGAGCGTCCGCTGCCACAAGATCCCCAGACCGGGCATTATGGCCTGGCCAGGGATTACACCTATCTTGAAAGCCAGTAAGGAGAACACATGGCCCCTACCAACAAAAAATCATTTATCGGTGTTGACCAGGTCTACTACGCCTTGGTCACCGCTGATACATCCAGTGCCTACACCGCAGGCACGCCGGTGGCCCTGGCCCCGGCCATGAACATTGCGCAATCGCCCAAGGCCAACGCCAAGGTGCAATACGCAGACAACCAGCCGTTCGACTCCATGTCGAGCGAAGGCGAAACTGAGATCGACGTTGAAGTGACCGGCGTGCTGCTCAGCGACCTGGCCACCCTGTTGGGCCGGGTCTACAACACGGCCACCGGTCGCATGTACGACAACGGCGGCACCCCGCCCGATGTGGCGTTGGGTTTCCGCGCCAAAATGCGCGGCGGTTATTACCGCTACTTCTGGTTCCTGAAAGGCTCGTTCAGCAGCCCTTCGGAAGAGATCTCGTCCGAAACCGACTCGCCGGATCCCAAGAGCATCAAGCTCAAGTACACCGCGGTCCGCACCATCAAGACCTTTGCGCTCGATGGCGGCACCACCGATTCCGTCAAGCGCGTGATCGGCGACACCAGTGACACCACCTTTTCGGCGGCCACCTGGTGGAACGCGGTTCAAACCCCCACCACCGGTTCTGTCTCGGCGCTCACCTGTACCCCCTCCCCCGCCGACAACGCGACCGGCCAGGCGGTTGGTGTGGCTCCCACACTCACGTTCAACAACGCCCTGCGCACCGGTACCACCGGCATCCTGCTGGTCAGTGCGGCTGGCGCAGTGGTCTCGGCCACCATCTCGATCAATGCGGCCAATACCGTGGTTACCATCACGCCTGGCAGCAACCTGGCCTCCGCCACAAAGTACATCATGACGCTTTCAGGTGTGACCGACATCTACGGTCAGACCCTGGCGCAGACTGCCTACGATTTCACGACGGCCTAACCGGTCGCCTGAATCATTACCGGCTGCCCCGTTCGGGGCAGCCGGTCTCAAGGTGTTATGAATACGCCCATCGTTTTGCACTTGTACGACCCAAAAACCGAAGAGATCACCAGAACGTGCACCCGCAATTTTGTGCCGTGGAAGATGCTAAAAAAAGCCATCCGGCTGCAGCGGCAATTTCACGGGAAACCGTCCGAGCAGTTTGAAGAGGCTGACATCGACGCGCTCTCGCAGTACATCATCGAAGTGTTCGGGCAGGACCTGACCATCGAGCAGTTGGATGAGCAGAGCGATGTCTCGGAGATGATGGCGGTGATCAAGTCGGTGGTCTCCCGGGCTCGTGGCGTGATGGACCCTACCTTACCGCCCAAGGAATAGATCTGGATTCCGCGGACGGAGATGAGCAACCAACCAACCACACGCCTGGCGATTGGGTCATAGACTTCGAATGCTCGATCGTGGATCTGTTCCACTGGAGTCCCAACCAGATCGATGAAAGCGACATCGAGACCCTGATCCCGCTGGTGTTCCGCTATCCGCAGTGGAAGCAGCAACAAAAACAGCCAGCAGCGCAACAACGCCAGGAGATCTACGCAGATGAAGCTGACTGGCTATAAAGGAGCAACATGTTATTAACTCGCGTATATGACCAGGACGACAAGGCGCGTTTTGAAGCCGACCTGGCTGAAAAGACAGCCCAATGGACCGCGACCTTGCAGGCACAGAACGTGCCCGCCAGACTGGTAGACGAGATGGCGCGCAAGTGCGCAGCGGCTGAAGTGGCCCCGGTAACCGTAATCGGTTACGCCGTGGACCACACCGGCGCGACCCGCGGCCAGCACTTCAGCGTGGGCTTCGTGACCGATTGTTTGCAGAAGGGCCTGATGACCATCAGCGGCGATGAACTGACGCTGGAGGTGCAGCCCGAAGCGTTGCACTATGAGATCTTGCGCACCCCGGGGCGCTACTGTTTGCACTGCAACGAAAAGCTGGAGAACGACGAACGCGGCGAGCTGGCCCGCTTGCACGTGGCTCTCAACCATGCAGGCGTTGCCAGCCCCGACCCTGACCACCCCGCAGGCTATGAGGCCATCAATTATTACGACTGCCTGTTGGATGCCACCCAGCACGAGCAATACAAATTCGGAGGTGCGTGATGGCTGATTTTGTTTTCAACATTGCCAAGGGCCGCGTGGCGGAACTGTACAACCGCGTGGATAGCAACGACCCGACCAACAGCGTGCTGACGGTGGTCTTGTGGAACACAGCCGCCACCGATGCCACGCTGAAGGACCTGGACACCGTGGCCGCCATCGAAGCGGACGCCAGCACGGCCGAGATCACCAATTCGGGCTATGCCCGCAAGAGCCTGACCGACGCCGACATTGTGGCTTTTGCGCCCGATGACACCAACGACCGCGTGGATCTGGACATCCCTGACCAGACTTTCACAGCGGTGGCGGCGGGTACGGCCATTACAGACGTGTCGATCAACTACGACAACGACAGCACCACCGGCACCGACAGCAACCAGGTGCCGTTGACCTGGCATGACTTTGCCGTCACGCCCGATGGCAGCGACATCGTTTTGCAGATCGCCGCGGCGGGTTTCTTCCGCGCTTCGTAACGTATGAGCATTGCATTCGTTGCCCGGTCTGATCAAGGTGGCGCATCCGGCGGCGACCTGACGGCAAACAAACCGACAGGCACGCTGGATAATCACATTTTGATCGCCAATTGCTATTCGGAGGGCGGCGCCACAGCGTTCACGCTGCCTTCCGGGTGGGCATGGGTGGCGGCAGCCGTACAGAACAGCAACGGCGATTTCTGGCACCGGCTGGCGTGGAAACGGGCCAGCAGCGAGCCCGCATCATGGACCTTTACCCATTCGCCCTCTGCGTGGCGCACCATTGTGGTGTCAGCGTGGAGCGGTTGTGTGACATCCGGTGACCCGCAGGATTCCACGGCGGTGAGCACGAACGGCAACACCACCACCGTGACCGCAGGCAGTATCACCAACGCCACAGCCAACAGCATGAACATTGCCTTTGTGATGAGCTATAACCTGGACGATCTGGGCGCCAGCGGTTCAGGCTATACCGACAACGGCATTTATGACGTGGCCAATATGTTCTATGCGTTGCAGGCCTCCAGCGGCGCCAGCGGCGTCAAAACTTTTACCAGCGCCACCGCAGCCGGGAACTGGACAAGCTGGCACATCTCGCTCAAAGAAGCGTCGGCACTGGCTTTGGAGCAATCGGCCTTCCGTTTCCGCAACGATGACGGCAGTGAGACGACCGCCACCTGGGCGGCTGCCGCCAATACCAATATTAATTTGGGGCGGAGCCTGACCCGGCGCGTGCGTGTGCAGAGCAATGCCACCGGCGACCCGGCCAGTTTTCGCCGCTTGATCGAATATCGCGCCGTGGGTGATGACGGCTGGCGAGAATTGAAGAGTTGACATGGCATGGACTTTGCCCAACAAAGGCGCATTATTCAACGATACGCAGAGCATCCTGTTCCAGGAATACATCGATGTGTTGGTGGCAGGCATCAACGGCATTGATTGCGTGCTGGCGGGCTGCGATGTGACCGCGCAATCCACGCCGGATATGACGCTGGCAGTGGCCAAGGGCGCCGTGTTGACCAATGGCGTGCTCAAACCGGTGACAGCCGGAAACGTGACCATCGGCACGGCCAACGCCACCAATCCGCGCATCGATCTGGTGGTGGTGGATTCGACCGGCGCCAAGCAGGTGCGGGCGGGCACGGCAGCCGCCAGCCCCAAGCCCCCGGCCCGCAGCAGCAATGATGTGGTGTTGGCGGCGGTCTACATCCCGGCCAATGACACCAGCATCGAGACCGATCACTTTGTGGATATGCGGGTGCTGCGACAACAAGGCCCGATCGTGATCCATAAGACCACCAGCCCCGTAACGTTCAATACGACGCTGGCGATCCAGACCTATTTGAGCCTGACCATCCCCAACGGGCTGTTCCTCAGCGGACGGGTTTTGCGTGTGCGCTGCGGCGGCAACTATTTGAGCAATTCCGGCACGCCCACCTGGACTCTGACAATCGCCTACGGCGGCACCACGTTGTTCGCAGATGCCAGCGGCGCGACCACAGCCGACACCGACCGCGGCGCATGGATGTTGGATTTTGACCTGACGGCGCAAGCCAACAACGACCAGGCCCTGAGCGGACATCTGCGCTTTCAGACACCGGGCGCCAAGACCGCAGCCACCACCGGCCGCGGTGACGTGGCCGCCACGTCACATATCAATACCCCGCTAGATGGTTCAGCGGCGGTGGATAGCAATGCCGCCGATCGTACCCTGACCGTGCAGTGGACCATGAGCGTCTCCAATGCCAGCGTGGAAACGGTGATGGAGTATGCGACGGTGGAGCTGTTGTAAATGACGGTCTCGCATGGCCCCGGGTTGGTGGTCGGTTCGAGCCAGAGTTGGGTGGGCAACGATATGGTGGGCGCGCCGGATACCGGGGTGCCGATCAAACTGAGCCTGTCCTCCAATATCACGGCAGGCGGGCAAAGCACCACGGCGCAGTTGACAGCGCCCAGCGGCAAGGATGGCACCAGCTTCGTGGCCGGGCAAATGGTGGACGATACCAACCCGATGTCAGCCGTGAATATCGGCGCGGATGGCTGGACGGAGGACGAGTTCGCGTTCATCCTGACGGCTGATAGCGTTGCGAGCAAACAGTATGAGTTCCGCGTGCGCTATGACTACGGTCCGGGCTATGACACTTATACCCAGACGCCCAAGGTCACGGTCTCGGCCGGGCTGAGCGCCACGATCGGGCAGGTGACCGAGACCGATACCGCGCAGCCGGTCAGCCGCCTGAAGCAAAAGGCCATTGCCCAGGTGACGGAGACCGACACCGCGCAGGCCATGACGCGGCGCAAGGTGAAAGCCGTTGCGCAGGTGACAGAAACCGACATAGCGCAGGCGATGAGCCGCTCCAAGCAAAGGGCCATTGCGCAAGTCACTGAGACCGACCTGGCACAACCAGTCACACGCTTCAGGCCCACCATCACGGTCAGCATTTTGCAGGTGACCGAGGCCGACACCGCGCAGCCGGTAAGCCGTTTGAAGCAAAAGGCCATTGCGCAGGTCATCGAGACGGATACCGCGCAGGCCATGACGCGGCGCAAGATGCGGACCATTGCCCAGGTGACCGAGACCGACACGGCCCAAGCCATGACGCGGCGCAAGGTCAAGGTCATTGTGCAGGTGACCGAAACCGATCTGGCGCAGGCCATGACGCGCCGCAAGGTCAAGGTCATCGTGCAGGTGACCGAAACCAATCTGGCGCAGGCCATGAGCAGGCGCAAGGTCAAAGCCATCGGCCAGGCCAGTGAAACCGACCTGGCTCAGCCGGTGACATCGAGCGGCATCAAAACCATCGTGATCGGGCAGGTCAGCGAAACCGACCTGGCACAGGCGGTCAGCCGCCTGAAACAAAAGGTCATCGGGCAGGTGACCGAAACCGACCTGGCGCAGGCGCTCTTCAAGCGCAAGGTGCAGGTCATCGGGCAGGCCAGTGAAACCGACCTGGCGCAGGCCGTGACGGCGTTCCTGGGCGCCCTGCAGCGCACCTACGCCGCCAACAGCGTTGCCGTGGAAACAGTGACGGCCCTGGCGGCGCTGGCCTACAGTGTGGCGGGCGTCAGCGGACTGGCCGCGACCGTCACCGGCAGCGGCCGCACGGTGGCGGCCGTGCAAATCAATAGCAATGCGGTGCAGGCTGTGGCCGTGATATCGGAGGATGGACCATCATGACAATCTCAATTGTGCAAAAGGGTAACCGCCCGACCGTGCAGGTGTCCGTCAAACAGGAGGACGGCACGACTGCCCGCGATCTCACGGGCGCGACCAACCTGAAGATCAAACTGCGCCCGGCCAATCAACGCACGGGCGGCAAAACCTATACCGCCACGGTTTCGGGGCTGGCCACCGCGGGTGTATTGACCACCAGCGACGTGGCCGCCGCGGACCTGACCGCGCTGGGCGTCTGGCAGGCGCAGGCCTTCTACACGCTGGGCGGCAAAGACTGGCACACCACCCCGGTCGATATCTTTGAAGTACGGGAGAACCTGGCGTGAGCGAAGAGACACTCAAAGGCAAAGCCGGTCTGGATGTTACCGATTTCAAGACCGGCATCACAGCCATGAACCGCGAGCTGCGCGTGCTGGAGTCGGGCTTCCGCGCCTCCACCGCGTCGCTGGGTGATTGGTCGCAAAGCGCGACCGGCCTGGAATCGCGCCTGGACACGCTGAGCGCCAAGATGGAGATCCAACAGCGCAAGGTGGCTGCCACGCGCGCGGAGTACGAACGCATCAAGGCTGAGAAGGGTGAAAACTCCAAAGCCGCGCAGGAGTTGGAGATCAAGCTCAACAAAGAGACCGAAACCCTGGGGCATATGGAGAACGAGCTGCGCACGACCGAGTCGTCGTTGGAAGAAATGCGCTCAGCCACCGGTGAGGCCGGTGAGGCAGTGGATGACCTGGGCGAAAAGGTGGAAGATGCCAGCGGCCGGTTCGAATTGTTCAAAGGCGTGGTGGATGGCATGGCGGAGATCGGCCGTGGCGTGGTCACCGTTTTCGCGGGCATTGCATCCGCTGTTGCTGGAGCTGTTGGAGCGGCTGGCACTGCTTTGGGTGTATTGATATTCAAAACCTCAGGAGCTGCTGCTGAGTTAGTAGACCTGTCAGCCAAGACCGGCATCACCACGACCACCCTGCAGGAATTATCCTATGTGGGCGATCAGGTTGGCACGTCGTTGGATACCATGACCGGCGCGCAGGCCCGCTTGATCCGCTCGATGGCGGCGGCACAGAATCAACAAGCTGCCTTTGATGAGCAATTATCCAATGGGGTCATGGAGGACGAGATCAAGGTCCCCGTGGAAATGGCGGCGGCTTTTAATGGTCTGGGCGTGGCATTTACCGATTCCAGTGGTCAGCTTAGAGACAGTCAGGATGTGTTTCTGGATGTCATCGATGCGCTGGGCAAGATCCCCAACGAAGCGGAGCGCGACGCGCTCTCGATGCAGATATTTGGTAAATCGGCTCAGGAGCTCAACCCGCTGATCAAGGCCGGGCGCGATGAAATGGAGCGCCTGGCGGAACAGGCGCACGACGTGGGGGCGGTGATGAGCGAAGACACCGTCGCCGGGTTGGAGGCGTTCGACGATACGATGGCCAGTATCACAGCCGGGGTCAAGGGCACGCTCGGCACGCTGGCCGCCAACTTCCTGCCGGTCTTCCAGACCATCGGCACCGCGTTGCAGGAGCTGTTCCAGTCCGATGATTTCAAGCAGCGCATTCAAGACCTGGCCAACGTGCTGCAGGGCTTTGTCAGTGTGGTGGTGGATGTGCTCAGCAAACTATTGAGCGGCGATTTCAAGGGCGCGCTCAGCCAGGTGTTCGGCGCAGACAACGCGGCCGGCATCCTGTCGTTCTTCGAAAGCGTGCGGGCTTTCATCTTCGATGTCTTGATCCCGTTTGCCACCACGCACGCTGAAGAGATCAAGGGCGCCTTGATCGGCATCGGCGCGGCGCTGGCTGCGGCGGGTATCATCTCGGTCATTCTGGGGATCGTTGCGGCGCTCAACCCGGTGACGCTGATCATCGCCGCGGTGATCGCCGAAGTTGGTTTGTTATCGGCAGCCTGGGCGGGCAACTGGGGCGGCATCCGCGACACCATGACCTTGGTGTGGGATGGTTATTTATTGCCAGCGTTGCAAGCGATCTGGAATTTCCTATCCACATCCATTCCCGCTGCCATCAGCGTGGCCAGCAGTTTCTGGTCGGGTACGTTGCTGCCCGCTTTGTCGGCGGTGGGGAATGTGCTTTCCACTTATGTATTCCCGCTGTTCCAAGCCCTGGGTAACTTTTGGTCGGCGGTGTTCAATGTGGCGCTGACGGCCCTGGCGGGCCTGTTCGAGAACATGGTCATGCCTGCCATGATGGCCGTGGCCGGCGTGATCGGCAGCCAGTTGCACCCGGTATTCGAAGCCATCTCGGCCTTTATCACCGGCACGGCGCAACCTGCCTTTGATGCTTTCTCAAAATTCATCAGCGGCAAATTCCTGAAGGCCCTGCAGGGTGTGGGCAGCGCCATCCAAAAATTGATCACCTGGATCCAGAGCATGGCCGATGCGCTCAACAACCTGTCGCTGCCCGATTGGTTGACACCCGGCTCCCCCACCCCGTGGGAGATCGGCTTGATCGGCATCAACCGCGCGATGGAAGACCTCAACCAGCACCTGCCCAACCTGGCCAACGGCCTGCAAATGCAACCCAACGGCATGCCCCTGGGGCTGGCCGGGGCGGTTGACCAAAGCACCAACAACTCGGTGCAGGTGATCGGCAACGTCATCATTCGCGGGGATACCCCGGCAGGCAGCCTGGGCGCCGCGCTGAGAGGACGGAGATACTAATGCTGCGCATCATCCAGACCTGGAACGGCCAAAACATCAACGACGGCACCAGCTACAAGGCCACCCTGATCAACCCCGACGAGCTGCCCGCCGCGTCGCCGGTCTTCGTTTCGCAACCGGGCGCCGACCCGGAAGACACGGGCCTGTATTCGGTCGAAGTGGCCACGCTCGCCATTTATATCCGCGTGGTCAATTACGCCAGCCGCAACACGCTGATCCCGCAGCTGAAAAAGTGGTTCAAGCGCGGCACAGTGGGCGACCTGGTCGTGCTGTTCACCGACGACTCGCTCAGCTACTACAAGACCGCGCGGGTGGTCAATTTGGTGCGCGACCCGGACACCCCGATGGCCTTTATCGCCACACTCAACACCGGGTTCAGCACCTGGCGCGCATCGATCACCGACACCTACAGCTGGGCGCTTACCAGCACGGGCGGCAACTACACCCTGGCCTTGAACGGTGACGACGAAGCGCCGCTCAGTATCAACTTTTCGATGAGCGCCGCGCCGACCAGCGGGTACCTCTACCAGCGGTTGTATCAACTATTGCCCGTGGCCAACGTGCCAGCCCTGGGGCTGGGGCCGTGGAATGTGACATTGGATACGGCGGCGCTGATCGCCGACAACACCAACAAATGCCAGATCAACCAGGTGGGCGGCATCACCTCCGGCGCCACCACGATCGCCTATGATACGGTCACTGGCTCGATCCCCAGCGCCGGGTCTGGATACGTGGATAGCGAGCAGATCTCATGGACCGGCAAAACCGGCACCACTTCCGGCAACCTGACCGGCGTGACCCGCGGCATCGGCGGCACGACCGCCGCCACGCATGCCGACAATGCCGAGATCAAGCTCAGCAAGATACTGGCCAACTGCGCCGACGTGCGTGTGTTCATCGACAATAAAGAGACGCGGCGCTGGATACCCAACCCCAACAACGCCAGCAGCAAGATCTGGTTCAACATCAACCTAACCCAACCCGGCTACAGCCTGGCGCTGGGCACGGCCATCGTCAGCACCGCCGATATCAGCTATATCACCTTTGCAGATACGCCCAATGTCTATGCCGCCATTGCGGCCATGCCAGTCGAAGGCGTGCTGGTGCGGTCCACCGAGTGGATCCGCTATCGGCGGGTTGATAACGGGCCCACGGTCAAACGGCTGGCGGTGTTGCAGCGCGGTGTGATGGGCACCACCAAGACCACGCACGCGGTCGGCGATGTGTTCCAGTACATGGAGCATGTGGTCACCATCTGCTACGGCAACATCACCTCCACCGACCCCAGCGCGTCGGATACAACCTATGACGACACCAAGCCGGTGTTCAACCTGACCAGCTCCACCAATTCATCCTGGGTGTATGACGCCACCAGTCTGTTCGTGGGGCTTTCGAGCGTGACCGGCACCAGCAAGATCGACCGCACCGGCGTCTGGCGCGGCACGCTCTCGCGTCAATCGAAATACAGTTATCAGTACAACCAGGATGGCCAGACCGGCACAGCTCCGGCCCTGGGCATGCGCATCGGGGCCTATCCCAAAACAGGCGGCGGCTGGGTGGCAGACACGTCATCGTTGACCTTCGACCTGTACCGGGCCTGCGGCATTGATACGACCACCATGACCGGCGAAAAATATCGTGACACGGTGCAATTCCCGGCTGTGGCGGCCCTGCAAAAATCGGCCGATGGCATAGCCTATAGCACCGTGTGGAACGAGAGCAGCCCGGCCAGTGTCAGCACCTGGACCGCGCTGGCCGCCCATAGCGGCGATGTGATCGGCAATGTGCGCTGGATCCGGCTGTTGTTCAGCGGCACCTTTGAGTCAGGCATTCCGTATTCGTTCTGCGCGTTCGAAGTGCAGACCGCCACCATCAATTTCACCAGCGCCAACCTGCCCACCGGCACATTGATCAGCGTGGTCAACAATGCCCAGCTGGATTTGACCTTTACCAACAACACCAACGGCGATGCGTTCGATACCGATGTGCCCATGTTGGTGGGCCTGAACCTGGTGATGGACGCCGAAGCGCGCACCATCCTGTTCAATTCAGTGCCTGCGCATGACGGCATTGTGCTGAACAGCGAAGCGCGCGAGACCTGGATCCGCTTGCAGCCGGGCAACAACAGTCTCACGGTCAGCGCGGTCAGTGTGGGCACCATGACCGCGTTGTTGACGTGGAGGAAGAGGCGCTTTTGAGCAGGGTTATCATCTACGGATTGGACCGCAAACCGCTGGGCGAGTTCGTGCGCGAAGTGGATCGGGGCTGGATGCTTACCGGCAACCCGTCCGTCTCGGGCGGCGGGCAGACCACCCTGAGCCTGACCAGCGACCTGCTGGCCAAACATTACTGGCAGTTGGGTCACATGGTGGCCATCTATCACGACAAGCTGCCCACCTGGGCCGGGGTGATCGATACGCCGTGGGATACCGGCTCGCTGCAGGTGACATGTTATAACGCAGAATACCTGCTCAACCTGCGCGCGCCTGAACAGTCGCTGGTGTTGGATGGTTCCGTGGGGTCCATCATCGAACAGATGTTGTTGTATTTCAACGCCGGGCAGGATATGTTCGTGCGCGTGGGCAACACGGCAAGAGCCGACCAGACCACCCGCCAGGTGGTGCTCGATCAGCGCACGTACTGGGAGCAGATCAAAACCTTGTTGACGCGCGCAGGCTGTGAAATGACCACGCGCATCGAGAAGGACGCCGATGGCCGGTTGGTGGTGTTTCTGGATATTGCCACCCTGGCAGGCGTGGATACCGGATTCCTGTATGTGGATGGGCAGGACGCCAATGCCTATTTTCGGGAAGCGCGTTTGGATGGCGAAATCGTCAACCGTGTGGTGGGGCTGGGCGATGAGAGCGGGCAGGCCAGCCGCCTGATCACGCAGCCGTATTTCGATGAGGCATCAATCAAGCTGTATGGCCTGCGCTCGCGGGTGGTGCAGTTTCGAGACGTGCGCGACCAAAGCACGCTGGACCGCTATGCGGAAGTGTATGTGCATTACAGCGCTTATCCCAAGTTCTCATTCCTGATGGATGTGCTGGACAAGGGCGACGCTTATCGCAATGTGCGCCTGGGCAACCTGGTGCGGGCCCGCATCTCGAATGCCAACCTGCCAGCCGGGCAACAAGGCTGGTATGGCGTGGCGCGCGTGCTGGCGATGGCCTACAGTGAATCGACCGGGCTGTTGACCACCAAGCTGGAGGCTGTATGAATTTCAACGACCAATTCCTGAAAGAGCAGGCCGACCCGTTGGGGCTGACGGCTTTGGTCAAGTCGCAATATGCGCAGCTGCAGCAGATGTCACTGGGCACGGTGCGCGTGCAGGCGCTCGATGAGATCGCGCAGGAGATCGGGCAGCTCGATTTTCGCGCGATCGACACAAATGGCGAAACACGCATGATCATGAGCGCAATAGACCTTTTCAATAGTTATGGTGTCCATGCCCATTTGGCCGGGTTTGACGCCAACGGTGTCGCACAGTTCTATCTAAGCGCCGACGATGGTTCGATAGTGGCCGGTGGTGGAAATTTGGTCGTCTCGAAAGATGGTATAGTACTGGCGACAGGTGTGGCTGGTGGCAATAAAATCAAATGGTATACCAGCACCACTCTTAATGGTGATATTTATGTTTATCAATCTTTGCCCAAAAATCACATGGTTTTGGAAAGCCTGGCGCCATCATCAGGATTAATTACCCAAGCAGACATCATACTGTTTGTGCAATCGCAGACAGGAGGCCCGACCAATCAAGGTACAGTGACACTAGCAGCTAACAATACAGGCACAACTGCGTTAACTATCGATGTGACTAGTGTGCAAATCAACGGCAGTTTATCGGTCAATGGTTCATCGGTCTGTGCTGCAAACACCGCAACAGTGGACGTTTTTCGAGTTGATAATCCGGGAGGGGCATCTGCGTTTGTTGGGACCATCAATGGCGCGCCCGCTGGAGCATCAGTTACTTATAATATAACCAGCGGTCAGGAAGCGGCTATGGTACCAGCATCAACATCGCAACTGGCCAAACTTAGGCTGTACAACACCACCCGCGGCAACTCGGCGTTGATCTCTAACTGCAACACTGCCACCAATGTTATCACGCTAACAAGCTCTGCTCCGGCCAATTGGGCAAACGGAGACACTATCACGATAGCTAGTCAGACTGTCAGCGGAGGTGGTTTTTCCTGGATCGATCTTGAAATCACATCAGGACCCACGGGGAAATCTGGTCTATTATCAAACGCATCGTTTGTGCCTGGATCTGCCGGCGACAGTCTACGGTTTCATCCATTTACGACATTTTCTTCCAGCAAAGTGCAGATATTAACTGGGCAGGTGGCAGCTGTAACGTGCAATAGTTTGGTCTTGTCTGAGGTTCTGTCTAATGTGTTTTCTATCGCATGGACGGGCACACCCACCACAGTGTTGCTGCGCCAAGTTGGGTATATTGATTAGCCGTTTTTACTATGGCGTCGAATTATATAATCTTGTAACCGGTGGCGCATGACTTTGCCCAAGGTCGTGCGCCACCGGTGATTCATCGCCACACCACGGTCATCAGGTAGCGGGGGGTGATGGTGACGGTCTGGCAGAGGGCGGTGAGCAGGTGGTTGACGGTGGCGGGGTCGTCGTGCAGAAGCCAGGCGTGCAGGGTGGTGAGGTCTTGTTGGGCGAGTTCGAGCAGGGTGGCGCGGTTTTGGGTGGATTGGCTCAGGCGGGTGCGCTGGCGGGTGAGTTTGTCGATCTCTGTTTCTATGGCAACAATTCTTTGCTGGGCTTCGGCAGCGTTGTAGAGCTGGGCTTCGAAGCCTTGCTGGACGCGCTGGCGCAGTTCGTGCTGGGCGGTGAGTTGGGCTTCGAGCTGGGCGAGCGGGTCGGTGGCGGCCTCTGCCACGGCGTAGCCTTGCAGGGCTTTGATGACGCTATCCGCGACCAGGCGCAGGGCGATGGGGTAATAGATGCTGATGCAGCCGGTCTGGCAGGTGAGATCGGACGGGTAGCGCGAGTTCAGTTTGCCGTGGCGGTGCAGGCGGGTGCGGCAGACGGAACAGGTGAGCAAGCCGCTGAGCGCGTGGGGTTGGGCGCGGGTGCGCTGGCTGGCGCGGCGGTCGGTTTCGGCCAGGATGGCTTGATAGGTGGCGGCGTCCCATAGGGGTGTGTGACGCCCATTGCCACGGACCAGCTGGGAGGGTGGATTGAGGCGGCGTTTTTTATCCACGGTTTTGAGCGTGCCGAAGCTGGTGACACCGGCGTAGTATTCATTGTGCAGCATGCGTTTGATGACGGTGCGCGTCCAGAGGGCGGCGCGGCGCGGCGGGATGCCGGAGTCGTTGGCGTAGTTGACCAGGTGCTGGATGGGCTGGCCCTGCAAGTAGCGGTCTTTGAGGGCACGCAGGAGCTCGGCTTCGGCGGCGATGGGTTGGGCGGGCTGACCTTTGGCGCTGGCGCGATAACCGAACGGGATGGTGAGCGGATGCAGGCCCTGGCGCGCGCGTTCGGGCACGCCGACATTCCAGGCGCGGCGGATCTTGTTGATGCGGTAGCGTTGGATCAGGCCCTGCACGAACATGTCGATATCGCCCGCCTCCGAGCTGTAGGGGTCATAGAGTTCGGGCGGCACGGGCGGACCGGATTGGCGCGCGCTGTGCAGTTGCTTGCGGAGTTTTTTGAAGCGCACCCCCACCATAATGCCCAGGTCGCCGAGCCGGTCGAAGTTGTCCATGATGAGTACGTCGTATTGATCGGCGTGGGCGGCGCGGATGGCATCGCCGAGCGGGGGGATCTCCTGCATGGCCAGCTCGAGCGAGTCGTAACCGGTGCGCGAGTAGCCGTCCATGATGTAGGGTCCGGCTGTTTCGGCGCCGTGGTGGATGGCGATCTGCCGGCGACAGTAGGAGAGCTGGTCGGGGATGGATTGTTTTTCGGGGGTGGCTTGCGCGTCGGTGGAGACACCGGCCAGGATGGCAAAGCGGATCATGGGGTTATTGGTTAGCTGTTAGCTTTTAGCGATTAGCTTTTAGCGGTTGGGTTTGGCGTTGGTAGGGTTTGATGAGCAGAATGGCCAGCAGGAACAGGTTGTAGCCTGCCAGCAAGGGTGCGCCGTAGATGGGCTGGACGTGGGCGGCGATGAGCCAGGTGGCGATGGAGAGGGTGGCGAGAATGTAGATCCACAGCCAGCGGTAGAGGGACCGGTTGGGGCGCAGCCGCCGATCGCCGATGTAGTGGGCCGTGCGGGCGCGGCGGCGTTCGCGGCGCAGGCGCAGGCCTGCCAGGATGACGCGGCGTTGTCGGCGCTCGAGCTGGGCCAGCATGAGCAGCAGGAGTTCGGTGCGTTCGGCCGGGGTGGCGGCGGTGTAGAGCTGGTGGTCGTTCATGGACATACGTGACGAAATTAGAACGGATATGCTACAATATTTTTATGGAACAGAACCAAATAAACTCATTGCGGGATGAAAGGTGCATGGTGGTTGCGGCCAACAGGCGCGCCGCCGAAGCGTTTGCCAAAGAGCACAAGTTGAAACGTTGGTTTTATTTGAGCGCCCCGAAGTTGGGGTACGGCATCCATCAGGCTGTGGTGTGCCTGGTGCCTGGTTATGAAAACCATAAGCACTATCATTCCATCAAGACCTTTTTAGACGATCTGCGGAGTTGGGGGCCAGTGTATGGAATCTCATTCCATGAAGCGCAACCCAGCACCACATAAGACCACACGCCCCCTAGCCGGGGCGTTTTGTTTTCTCAAGCTCGTTGTAGAACAGGTGCGCGGCGGGGAGTAACAACAGCAGCGACACCACGCCATAGCCGTATTCGTTCAGGCCGATGATGGCCAGCAGGAGCAGGACGAAGCGGATCATGAGGTAAGCAGCCGAAGCCCAAAAACAAAGATCATTGTAAGCAGGGGCAAGGTGGCGACGATACCACAACAGCCACCCTTGCGGCGTTTGGGTCTGGCAGTTGAACTGGAAGTGCCCAGTGTTTGAGATATGCCTGTGCCGGGAATGCCGATTGTAGTTTTTATGCCACGCTTCCCGATGTTCAGCGATGCACCGCGTTTACCAACCGTTGTGCTGATACCCTTTTTGCCAATGTTCAATTTGAAGCCTGGGGCTATTTTTATCGATTTGCGAAAACGAAATGGCATATCTAACCCACTTTCTTTGTATTCAACGTTTTCAGCGCCTGTTCTTTTTTGCGGCGCTCGATCTTCAGCTCAGCGATCTGACGGAGCTCGGCCTGGTCTTCGGCGGACATCTGTTGCAGTAGAAACGCCCAATCTTCGAAGCGGGTGGTGTCGCCCCCCTCCGGCAGCAAGCCTGCTTTGCGGAACAATGCCACGGGGGACATTTTCAGCGCTTCAGCCAGTGCAATAAACGTTTCAACGGCTGGGACGCTCACTCCATTTTCTGTCTTATTGATGATTTGACGATGAAGCCCGGAGTATCGCGCCAGATCTGATTGAGACCAGTTGCGCAGTTCTCTTTGATTGCGAAGCCATTCTCCAAAAGTAACCTTGTCCATTAGTAGAAACATTTTGTCACCATGTGCGAAAATTGGGGTGTTCAATTTTGTCACTTGCTATTGACAAATAAATGCAAGGGGTGTAATATCGCGGTTACCAGTTTGGTAATTTGAATTTACAAACAAAAGGACACCTGACCAATGCCGAAAAAGTACAAGAACATCCCCGTTCCCGTGGATTATTACGACCAAGTGAAGATGATCGCAGAGTCTAATGGCTTTGGCGAGCGTGGCATGGGCGCGCAGGTGGCGCACTGGGTGAACAAGGAATTGCGCCGGCCCGAATGCGAGCACGAAAAGCAGCCGGTGGAAATCCAATACTTTCCGGGGGCCACGGCTCCGCTGGGTTTCGACCTGAAGCGCAAGGCCTGGTATTGCTCCACCTGCAATCGGGTGTACGCCAAGATCACCGAAGCCGAGTTGGTAACAGAGGACGGCAAGAAGCTGCTCGAACGGGTGCGGGTCAAAGCATGAGCGGGGCGCCCTTCCCCAACCCGGACGTGGTCCGCGCGATGTTGGCGCGAGCCAGAGAGTGGCAGAAGGAACAAGCGCGCAAGCAACGCCGCGCCAGGCGGCTGGTCCAAACCCGAAACCGAAAGGCGACCCAGTCATCATGAACGATCAGACCCCCCAATCACAACCCGAAGAAAAACCCGTTTTGTTGTTCTGCACCGGCTGCGGCGTGGCGCTGGTCACAGAGCGCGCCCGCAAGACCGGCCTGTGCATCGTGTGCATGGAAAAGAAATTGAGCGCGACGCTGGGCAAAGTGGAAGTGCCGGCCCGGCTGAAGTGGCAGAACTGACATGCAGCGCCCCAGCAACCGCGACATCATCCTGCGCATGATCCGGCGCAACCCCAAGGCCACACTGCGCTCGCTGATGAAGGCCACCGGTTTGGACGAAGGTTCGAACGTGCGCTATCACATCCGCAAGCTAAGCGAGCAGGGCCTGATCCAATACCAGGGCGTGCTGCGCAAACGCGAAGGCCGCTATCGCCAACAACAACGCTGGGCGCACGGTACCGTCACCATGCGCCGCATGTCTGAGGCCGAACTGCAAAGCCGCATGGATGCCGTGGTCGAAAAGGCCCGGCGGAATGGCACGCTCAACACGGTCCGCACCGATGCCTTTGCCGAGAACTGGCCGGTGCTGCGGCACACGCTCAAAGCCTGTCGCATCGGTTGATTGGTGGCGCCCGGATATCACTCATGAGCCCAGCATACATCACCCCCGATAATCCCACGTTTTCCCTGCTTATCCCCATCGTGTTTTTGGTGGAGTTGCTCTTCGGGCTGGGCTTCAACCTG